CAAATGTGAAGCCTCATTCTATGATGTCTTTATTCGTACAACAAAGGAAGTAGGTTTGAGAATATCTAAAGGTAAGAATTATTGTTCAGAATTCTTCTGTATGATAAATTCCCAAATCTTCCAGAGAGAGAACGGATTGATGGTCCGACAAGGTTACTTTAATCAAAAAGTCCTTAAAAAGGTCGATCCGACAAAAGGACAAGGAGGCGCGTGTACAATTTATAATGCAATTGAGACCTTTAATGAGATGGTAAAGTTTTGCCCATGGTCCTATTGGTCTTATCCAGCACTTATAAAGGAATTTCAATATTGGAAAGAGACTGATCCTCAACCTAATTATTTTCTCCCTCAACATATGGGAGGATTAGGTCTTGCCTGTCCTGATTATCCAAAGATTACCAGAAAGGATAGGATGATAGCTTCTTTTTTTTATTCAAATCCTGAAGTAAGTGCCTTAATAAGTGAACCTGGTTTATTCTCTATTCCCAAGAGATATAGAGAAATGATCAGTAGACCTAGGTATGTCTTACCAGATTCTGTTCCATATTTAAGTGTGGATCGGGAGTCGAAGGATATACTGACGAGGATTTTAACAATGTTCAAATCCTCCCTAGAACTTTACCATTCTTGTGATAGTTGTGATAAATTGTTATGTAAAGTTTGTCATAAGATGCAAGATGACTGTGCAGTCCAAGAACATCGCAAGTTCAAGTGTGCTGACTGTAAAAGATGGAGGAACTATAAGGATGAATTAGAGGAGCTTCGATTGGCTCATAAATTTATCCATAGATCTGAAGTTCTTCCTCAGTACCGAAACCTTTCATGGGGAGAAGTCCATAGTTCAAGACTTCTTTCAAGGGAGGAGTTAATTTGTTTCAGTTATTTCACTGTTCAGGTTAATCTCGTCCCCTCAATTGGTTGCAATCAGATCCTAGGATTGCCCAAAAGAGAGTACTCCGAAATTTGTAGATTTCCTTCCATTACCACTTTCTGGTAAATGGAACGTCCTGGGTATGACGTTAAAAGGCCTACGGAGTCATGAATTGTAATAACCCAAAATCTTTTACAGTGCTAAACAGAATGCCAAGAGACTGCACGGAGTTTCCACTGGTTGATTTATGATGAACAGTCCCTCCATATTCAGAGGTAGTCCGTGAATGAATAAAATGAAGGAGAATAAGCCAAAGGAGGCTCAAGGAATAAAGAAGAAAGTAAAGAAAGAGAAGAAGGAGCAGTTGATTAAGGCTCCAATAGCTCAATCTATTAGTTTCACAACACGAAGACCCAAAATCATTAATGATGGGACCAGATATTGTGTCAAACATAGAGAACTAATTGCAGAGATAAGCGGTTCAATTGGTTTTAGTATCCAGGGGAACTTTGTTATTAACCCAGGATTCTCTACCAGTTTTCCATGGTTATCTCCTATTGCAAATCAATGGGAACAGTACCGATTTAAGGAACTCTCATTCCATTACATTGGTCGTTGTCCTACCACATTTGCGGGTTCTATCATGATGGTTCCGGAGTATGATATCTTGGATGCTGATCCTAGCAATAAGATTCAGGCCTCAACATATATCGGGGCAATTGAACAGAGTCCCTGGACAAATTTTACATGTCGATTAGATCCAAGAGCTTTACAGCCCTTGGGCCCTAAGAAGTATGTACGATCTGGGCCAGTATTAGGTGATCTTAAGACTTATGATGGAGGAAAATTCCTGATTATTTCTCAAGGTCAGTCTGATTCCTCGGTTTGTGGGGATTTATGGGTAGAGTATGATTTAGAACTCTACGTCCCACAATCAGGGACTGCTCAAGCAGGTGCTTCAAGCAGCTCAGTTGTTTCCATGTTTACCAATTTAAGCCAAAATCCGGGAGTTAGTGGAACACTCCAATTTACTACAACCGCACAAAATCCTTTGAGTATCGGTTATTCGTCTGGGATCTTTACACCTTTGAGTGGAACCTACAGAATTGATCTATGCATAGGTACTGTATCAGGTGCTGGCACAAGTATTAACGCGTATTTTAATGGAGTAGCACTAACTTATGGTGCTCTCACTATTCCTAATGGGTCAAATGGATACTTTTCACTTATCCAAGCCTTTAACGGAACAGATACGTTTCATCTTTTGAACAGCGCCTCGACTACCTTGGTAGATTCTGGG